GAATAGTCTGATTTTCAAACTTTATGCCTTCTTCATCAATAATTACTTTTTCTCCGTGGTCTCTAAAATCTTCTTTCTCAGGTTTATAATAACCTACTATCGGAGCGCCCCTAAGAGTTTTTGCCATCTCAGAGGCTACTTCTTTAGTAATAAAACTACGATTTCTGTTTAAACCAGTGTATAAAACTTTTATTTCACACTTAGACATTAAAGGATTTATGTCTAATGGTTGAAGATTTATAAACTCCGGAGAATCTAAAGTTGCAACAGACTTGTGCATTTGATATATTCTCCTTTCTTATATCTCTTAATATTACATTAAAAAAATAAGAATAATATTTATCTTTTTTGTCCTAACTCATACTTTCTTTATTTTGTAAAGTTTTTAAAGATTTCTCACCATCTTCTTTTTCAGGACGTCCTACTTGATTATCCTCAGTATTATTATTAGCATTATTATTATTGTTTTTGTTAGTCAAGAAATCTCCATTCATTGTACTAGACATTAATGGTGGAATAAATACATTAACCAAATCAAGAACTTCATTCTCAAAATAAGCATTAGCAAGAATTGAAAGTTGAGATTGTCCAAGAGCAATTTGAGGTAACATTTTTGAATAACCTAATTGAGTTTGCTCTTTATATAATTTTGCCATATCTTTATAATTATAAATTGTAGTAGGCAAAATTTGTGCTTTTATAGACATCTTTTTTATACTAAAAGGTTCTACTAAAAAATTTAAAAATTCTTCAAATTGTAAAATTAAATTATACATTGAAGCTTCATCATTTAAAATTGATTTATCAAGAGCGTTTTGACCACCAGTATTAAACAAATTCTGAGCAGTACCAGACTCATTATAAACAGTTCTTTCTACTCTTTCCAAATCATCAGTAGCAGTTGCATTAACATTTTTCGCCATATCTTCTACCTCAGTATCAGCAAAAGTAGTTAATACATCCACGCCTATCGCTTTACCAAGCATACGGACTGTATTATTATGAATAACTGCTGATTCATCTGGATCAAAAACTGGTTCACTATTTTTATCTAAAGGTAACTTTTGAATAATTATTTTCAAAAGTTTTTGTTGTATCATCTTTTTATCTAATGCTTGAGCATCATTCAAATCTATAATAGCGGGAATGGTTGCCATAAAAAATGGATAATCCTCATTATTAATATTGAATTTAATTGCCGCCCTAGTATCTAATAAATACCAACCTATTGTATCTCCTGCAAAATCAGGCTTTAATTTACCTTTTTTATAAGCTAAATAGCCTTTTTTAAATTCATCTGGAAACAATTCAAGCATCCTTTTCTTTGTTTCCGTATCCTTAAACTTTTCATCAAAAAATTTCATATTAAATTCAATAGCTGGCTTGCCATTTACATAATATCTACTCCGGCAATAAGATGGCGGAAGCTCTTGTATAATTACTTTACCATTTTGAGGTATGAGATAACCATAATAACAACCATTTACTAAAACTTTTAAAGCAATATCTCCAAGTGTCTTTTTAACTTTAAATTCATCTATAAAAGTTAAAGCTTTATAAAATATATCTGTTCTTTTACTTTTTTCTTTTTCATTTAAAGATGAAGTATCCCACATTACAGGTGAAATCATCCAATCGTATCTATACAAATTAGCCATATATTTACATAAACGTGAATAAATACCGCTAGTTTTAAAAAAGTAATTAGAGATTTCTCTCATTAGAACAAAATCATTTGAATCAATAGCTTCTAAAACAGTTTTCTTATCTGCTAATCTAGGATTGGATTTAGATAAAGTACCATCCAATCTTAAAATAGCGTCCTCCAAAGTTTTTAAGCCAACCTTTATTTTAGAAAAGTCTGTATTTATTTTTTGAGATTGCTGTGATTTAAAATAATCTCTCTCATTATACAATAAATTCACCTAGCCTTTCTAACGTTAGTAGCCTGCAGCCCGCATTATATAATCATAATTTACTCGCCCCTCATCCCAATAAGGAATGATAACTAAGGGAATATTATGAGCTTTACAATATTCTCTTTTTTTCATATCATTATATTGCTGTTTTTTTAAACCTGAATAGCCACCAAACTTACTTTTAGCTTCATAATGTTGTATTCCTTGATATTCAATTAAAAAATCTAAATCTTCATTATCATCAAAAACCGCAAAATCAAATCTTAAAGGATTTCCGCTACTACTAACTAAATCTTTAAAACTATATTCTTCAATAAAATTTAATTCTGCTCTTTCTAAAATCTCATGTATTTTAATTTCTCCTCTTGATGCTAACATTATAAAGCCTCCTTATCTTTTATTATTAAAAATTATATTATTAAAATTATTTAAAATTACCCAAAAAACATATAATCTGTAATATTATGTCTTTTTCTTTTCTTATTATTATCTTCTTCTTGTTTTATATAATAAAGTCCATATTCAAATGCAGAAAATTTATCCTTTTTTATTCCCCTAGTTGATTGCTTTAAGATAATATTAACTCCTTCATTTTCCTCAACTAAGTTTAACATTTGTTCTCTAAGTATGGTTGTTAGCGTAAAAGGTTTAAGATATTCCGCCCTTTTAAGTGGTTCCATAGACTGTCCAACTTTTGTTGCCATCAACTTACTTTTAGCTTGAACTTCATCAATTAAAAATCTAACCTTACCACTTGTCATTTGTGTTTGAACATAAGTATGAGCTTCTGTATTAATTGGTGCATTAGCTTTAATTAAATACATAGCGTTTTCTTCTGTATTTTTGTTCCTAAACTTTCTATAAGTTTGTTCCCAATCATCAAAAGTTGCTCCACAAACACCAAAATTAGGTAAAATATCTCCTGTTTCAGGATCCAACTGGTCAGTAAGCATAAAATCTACTAACCCTGCTCCTAAACCATTTGCGTCAATAGATAAAACTCTTGCTTTATATTTATAGAATAATTTCTTTAGATTAATAGCTTGCACTCCAAAATGCTCTGCATCCCAAGTATATATATTAACCAAGCTTTTATAACTTGTACCTTGTACTTGCGGAGTTACTTTAAATACACAAGCTTCAGTAGTACAATTATTTCTACCTACATCCACACCTATAACATAATAAGCATTTTTTCCTGTTCTTCCGCTATATTCATATTCTGGCTGATTTAATACTCTATATTTATCAAATTTTTCTGCGGAGAAAAAGGCATTTTCTGAATCTCCGCTCCATTCAGATTCATATTCTCTTGAAAACGAAGCATCATTATAAGTACCATCTAATTTAAGTTCATCTATAAAACTTCGTCTTAACAATTTTTCTTTTACAGGAATCCGCCATGTTCCACCTAAAACAATAGCTTCTTCTGGCTCTATTATTTGTTGTATTAATATCTGTATTAATTTTGCATATGCAAAGCTATTCTTCCAACCTGCTGTAGTCACATAAATCTGACTCTTATTTACTATTTCTTTTTCATCTTTTCCGCCTCCTGGAAGTCTTCTATCTACATTCATTGTAGGAATAATTACTTCATTGAGCAGAGTTTCATCAATAAGAATAACCTCTTCCATTAAACCACCAGTGGCTCTTTTACCTCTTGAGCTTTGACTGGCTGCCATAATATCCAATTTACTACCATTCTTAAAAATATAAACAACTTCATTTTTAGAAGCTTTTGTTTTTCCTCTTGACCAATCTATTTCATTTTTTAATCCTGGAATTAATTTACATAATTCTTCAGCTTTTTCTCTAGCTATTCCCGCTGCTTGTTCTTTGCCACCTGTGGTTACGAACAAATGACTACCGGGATATAAAATGCATCTTAACATAAGAATTAAAACTGATAAGAATGATTTTGAATATGCTCTTGGAAAAGTGGCGTAAGCATACCTATGCCTCATTACAGCACGTAAAAAAACTCTTTGATAAAAAAATAAATGAAAATTTTCAGGATTATCTTCACCGCATAAAAAATCTACCAATAGGTCAGGATATTCTCTCCAAAAAGAAATACATTCTCTAAGAGCGGGCATCTGAGCTTTTATACGTTCTTCAGATAATCCTATTTTTTTCATAGAATTAGAAGAGAGATTTAATAAATCTATTAAAGCCATTATATCTCCTCCTTATCTTCCTCCATTTGCTTACTTTTTTCTTCATAAAATGCCATAAAATCTTCATCATTTAATTCTTCTTCTGTTAATTCTTTTAGGTTATCTTCCTCTTCTTCATTATCTAATTGATTCATTTCTTTTTGAAGCTGAATTTTTCTAAGAGAATCTTCTATTTGTTGTCCAAATCCTAAGTCTTGTGTAACTAATTTATGAATATAGCTATTCATATCATCTAAAGTAGTATCTACTACATCTTGAGAAACGTTAGTTACGTATCTAGGTATAAAACCTTCCTCTTTTTCGCATAAAGCAACTAATTCACCAACAGAGTCAACATAATTATTTTTTTCTTCTTTGTTTTGAGCAGCAGTAAATTTTGCAGTCTTACGTAAGGATTCTTGAACTCTAGCTAATTTTTGAAATCCATCTATATCTCCCGCGTCAATAGCTTGATTAGCTTTTAGATTTGTCTTACAAAGAAGTTTTAAAGTATTAATTGTATCCGCATCTTGTATATCAAAAGAATTAGTCATTTCATTATAATCTTTTTCAAGAGCAATCCAATCATTTGGGGAATATAAGCGCCCCCATTTCATAGCTAACATTAATTTATCATCATGTGTTAGTTCTTGAGCGGGATTTA